TCGTCCGGTGTGCAGTTCACCCAGAACGTCCGCATGGCTAGCGGCCCTTTGCGTGCTTCTGCACGCGCCATGTCCTCGATGGTAAGCGCCGCCCCGCCCTCGAAGGGGGTGCCAACAGGCGGGGCGGCATCCACCGCTCCCGGTGATGCGGCTTGGTCCGGGGCAGTGGTTTCGGTGATCTCTCCCGTCTCCGGGTTATGTAGCAACACGTTGGGTGCGAGCGGCGGCGGTGCCTTCTCTGCGCCGGGGATGCTCTCGACCTCTGTCTCATCGAGGTAGCCCAAACCGCAGATCGATAGTGTGACCCTGCGCTTCGCCTTGGTGACACACTTCAAAATCTGATTGGACCTTGCCTCACCGCGCAGCGTGTTTGGAAACGGTACTGCACCCAAGTCCTCGTCCACACGACCGGTCTTGTCTTTGGCGCGAACATGCACCGTCATCAAGTCATCGCTGACATCTTGCGAGACGACCTCGATATCGATGCTGTGGAGCTTGCGCAGTTGATCGGCGCAGCTGCGCGTTGCGTACAGGATCAGCTTGCCCTGCAGCTTCATGTACTGGAACGGTTGCGTCAACGGATTGACGCCGATGCTGTCGCACACGCGGTTGTAGTAGACGACACGCTGATCGGGCGTCAGTCCCTCAAGATCACCCTTGATGATCAGCCCCTCCATGACATCCGCCGGATGCACGTTGGGTTTCTTCTGCGGTAGTGCCATTGTCATTTTCCTCTATTTTGAAAACACTGATTGTGCTTGCGGTCAGCGGCCGATTAGGTCTGCCGTCCGGCCGCAAAGGTTTGATTGTCGATTGCGTGCGCCAGAACTCCATTGCATCGCGCAGTGTCTTGAAGCGCATCGCCCGCTCCGGTTTGTCGGTGAAGATGCCGAAGCCGACGCCGCCCATCGCATCGAAATCGAAGCTGACGAGATACTGGTCCTCGACCTCTGGTGGCGTGTGAGCTTGGATCACGTATTTCATTCCTTCAGCTCCCGCAGCGAGAGGTGGCCGAGGCGATTGCGTGTGATCGTTACGCCGTAGCCGAAGCATCTCTTCGCATCGGGCGGCACCAGTGATTTGAGTATCTTCGCGGCATCATCAAATGCGGCGGCGCTGTCGCGCAGCTGCAGCCAGATGTCGGCTTGGTGTGCAAATTCGTTGTTGCCGATCATGTCGACAACTCGCGTCGCATCGACCGGCAGCGGCACCGCCGGCAGATCGACCGGCGGCGTCTTGTTCCTCACATGCTGGATGAATTGATGCCCACGCTCCAGCAACAACCCGGCGTAGTCGGCGTCGCGCTGGACGTAGTCCACAACTGGTTCAGCTGCGCCCAGGACCGCACTGAACGCGCACTGGTCCGCACCAGTGATCTCCATGATCCATTGCACCTGTGGTGCGTAGCGATCCAAGATGACCGGGACGAATGGTTCGTTGCCGTTCGTCCACTTCACCTCGATGGGGCAAGCGAGTTCTTTGATCCAGCCATCGAGCGTGCACATCGCCCAGTCGTAGCGATAATGCGCGACGCTATCGCCGCGACGAATGATGGATTGCTGCTCCTCGACCTCGATCCAGTTCAGGTGCAGCTGCTCGGTGTGCGTGCCGCGATAGACCGGCCACTTGCGGCTGAGATCGTCGGGCTCCTTTTCGCCGATCTTCTCCCGCCACAACTTGTCGATCTTCACCCGATCGCCGCCGACAATGATCCCGATGTCGGAACCACCAATCTTGCCGGCGCGTGCGGCGATCTGCGCTGCGTTGAGCATCTGCATCCCCTTGTCAAATCAGAGGGGAGGATACAGTTTGGCTGTAGTAAATCAAGGAGCCTACAGGCAGTCGCTAGGCGGCGACAGAAAAAGGCCAAGAATTGTTTCTACAGGGGGGGTGTGCGTTTTTGTGGCTGTACGGAAACCTGGAAGTTGTGGATAATTCTAAGGACAACAGTCGGGGAGAGGTGAGGTGGACAAGTCTGTTGCAGAAATGAACGACGCCAAAGTAGTGGATTTTCCGCCGGCAATAACTGACGGCCAGAAGGAATGGGAGCGGCACTTGGCCTCCCAGCTGCTGCCGTACTTGCCGGACGATCCCGACGAGGCGCAGGAGATCGTCGCCATTATGGGCGCGGCGATTAATCGGTTTGAAGGGCAGCAGGAGTGGGAAAAGCGCCGGCTGGCCTGCTACATCCTGGGCATGTTTCCCGAGGATCGTAGAGCGGCGCAGCGGCTTGTCAGCTTGCTTTCTGGTTTTTTCGACGAGGGCGATGCTGCGTAGGGCGTGACTGCTGCAGCTGTTGCCTCTGGATTTCTTCCAGCATGACCGCAGGCATCGCCGCCGCGACTTGTCCGCGATAAATCCAGTCCATGGTGACGCCGGTCACCCGGCAGAGCTTCACCGCATTCGGAACCGTGAGCAAATTGTCGCCGGTTTCGGCGTTGTTCCACGTCTGCGGGGTGATGCCCGCAAGCCGACAAAGCGCGGTCTGGCTCATCTTCAGAGCTTCGCGGATCAGTTTTAATCGCTTCCCGATTTCGACGGCGCTGGCTGCGTCTGACGCATCCGCCATCATTTTGGAACACTCCCAAGGGCCTCCCTGGGAACGCCGCATCTGGTCACGACGATACAGGAGAGTTGAACGGGCTGGCAATATCCCCACAATTTTATTTGCGCGCCATCGAGCTTTTCTGGATTTGACACAACTACGGGCGATCTGTACGAATTTCGGAAAGCCCGAAGGTTCAATTCGATGCCGCCCGCTCGAAAGCGCAATCGCGTTGTGGAACACGCAAGCCCAAACGGCCAGCGTGCTCTCAGGAGCGCGAGAGCTATCATTGCTGCGATCGGCGGCAACGGGCCGGTGGCTGTGCTGACCGGCCGCAAGACCCAGCATGTGACCAACTGGAAGCACGGCGGCCGATTGCCTGCGAGCACGTTTCTGGTCCTGACGGCGGCCCTCGCCGAGCGCGGCTATCGAGCATCACCGAAGCTGTGGGGCATCGCGGAGCCGTGAGGCGGCTCATGCGAAAGCGACGCCAGCAACCAGAGGCGGCGATCCAGCGTGCGGTGTTCGAACATCTCGCCTACCGCAAGCAACCGGGCTGGCATTTCTGGGCGACACCCAATGCGGCACGCCGGTCGCCGAGGACGGGGGCCGAGTTGAAGCGGCAGGGGATGACGGCGGGGGTGGGAGACATCAGCGGAGTAAGCCCGGCCGGGTTGTACTGCGAATTGGAGCTGAAGACCGCGACTGGACGGCTCTCCCCGGCCCAGCGGAAGCGCCAGGACGAGCTGCGGGAGACAGGGGTGGTGGTTGTGACGTGTTACGGGCTGGACGAAGCGTTGGCCATCCTAGAGCGTTGGGGCGCAATCCGATGAACATCTTGGACGAGCTTATCGCCAAGGGCGTGTCCAGCGAAGTGATCATCGCAGTAGCCAACCTCATCTCCGAGCACGAACAAATCGAAAAACGAAGAGCAAATAATCGGGACCGAATGCAGACTGTGCGCGCACGTGCGCACACATCGATGCACACGGAAACACAGACTTCGCCTCTTTCTTTAGTAAGTAAGAAAGAAACTCTTTCCAAAGAAAGGAAGGGGGTACGGGGGAAACCAATCGCGATCCCGTTGCCGGACGACTGGCAACCGAAGGGACCACAGCGCGATCCCACCGAACCTGACGAGTTCCGCGACATGTGCCGGTCGAAGGGCCGGACCTACGTTGACTTCGATGCGGCCTACCGACAGTTCCAGCGGTCACCGTACAACCCGCGCAACAAGACCGGCGCAGCGGTGCCGATAGTCAAAAAAACCCAAGCGGAAATCACGGCCGAGGTTCACCGGAAAGTGGCCGAGGAGCAAGCACGCATCGCGAAGGAGGGCACCGATGGAAAAGCGGAAGCGGCGGGACTACGGCGACATCCCGATGTGGGCCAAAACGGGAGCGGTAACGCTGGAGAACTACGACTTGCGGGCGGAATGGATCATGTCGCTGGCGTCGAAGGGGGGCAACTCGGAGCACTCATATCTGCGACTTCCCGGCAAATGCGCCGAGGATGAAGTGGTCGGCGACTTCTGGGGATGGTTGGAATACTGGCTGCACTTTCTCGGTGGGTTGCCGCGTCAGCCTCGGATGTTCATCGAAGGCTACCTTGGTGCATTGAACGTACCGAACGAGAAGCCGGAAGACTTTGATCCGCCGTTTCAGCGATCCAAGGTTTGGCACGGGCCAAACATGGGAGAGCTGGTCGAGCGGCAGTGGCGACAACGGGCATCGCTGCGACCGGCGCGTCAAATCCAACTCAACAATTTGTGGGTGCCAGCCGAGAACCGCTGGATCAACTTCTGGCAGTACACGAAGCCGAAGGGAGCACAGCTATGATCATCCCCGCTGGTGAGCGCGCGACCGAGGCCGAGCTAACGCTCGCGCTGATCGAGTTCCTGCAAACGCAGGCCTATGGCGAGGCCGACTTCAAGACGATCCGGTTCTATCTGCCGAAGCACATCAAGCTCTCGCCCGCCGACAAGGAAGTCTCGCGCGAACGTGACGCGGAGCTGAAGTGGCACACGATCGTCCGCAACATCGGCGCACATGCCAATCAGCCGGATAATCCCATCCATCAGGGCGTTCTGGTGAAGCGGTGCGGGGGCGGCTATCAGCTCGCGTCCAGGGCTGGCAAGGTCTATCGCGGCAGTAGTGCGGAAGTGATAACCGCGATGCTGACGGCAAAAGAGGAATGCTGATGTCGCGATCCACTGGCAACGTCGGTCGGCACGATCTGAGCAGGGTGCCCGAGCCGATCGGCGGCTTCCCGGCGGTGCCGACGAGCAAGCACAATACGGCGCGGGAGCTGAAGCCGGTCGCGGTGGACGATGTCTACGCCGATGAGCGCGCCGGCTACGTGAAGCGCCGGGTGCGCGCCCTGGCGCGCATCGATCTCCTCGACAAGGAGCGCCGGGACGGCTCGATCTCCGAGGCGGCCTACCAAGCTGGGCGCACGGTCGAGCGCGTCTTTGAGCGCATGTCGCGGGTAGCTGGATCTGGGCAATGGCTCGCTGGCGATCGCCTGGACAGCGCAACGCAGGCTCAAGTGGCGGCGGCGTTAGGGTTTGAGAACGCGATCAAGGTCAATGCCTATTTGACTTTCTTGCTGCGTCATCTGGGCAAGCGGGACGCCCGGTTACTTTGGGCCGTGCTTGGATTGCGGCTCAAGTTTCAAACGATTGCCTTGGCAGAGCACCGTCCCGGCATCCGAGGCGTGAGATACATCGCCGACAGGTTCAGGGATGCCCTTGGCGTTCTGGCCGAAGCCAAAAGCGCCAAGGGCAAAGCATTGCGATAAGACGTTGCATTGAGGTGCGTTGTGCTGCGGGGCGATACCGAGCGCGAAGGCGCGTAGCGAAACGGTGCGAAATGGCACGTTGCGCTGCGGGGGCAGTTTTAGTGAGCGCGCTTTTGAAACAGCGTGATCACATCTCGGATGTCGACGGCTTCTCCTCGGTCGGCAATTTCATCGGCAATCTTCGTTCGCATCTTTTTTCCGACGACGGCATCGAGCACCTGATTGACGGCTCGCCCAATCCAGAAGGCGTCGCGTGTATCAGGGTCTAGCGCCTGACTGTTCACCAGTGGCTCGATCTTCCTGCCGCGCCTGACGGTGCGCCTGATCTTGCGATGGACGTGATCGGTCGAGAGCGTGGCCATCTGTCCGTTGGTGGCGCGCTTGATGCCGATGTTGCGCTCGGCCACAAAGACGATGCCGTGATCGCGCTGCAGGATGCGTAGCGCGCCGTAGAGTACATGGCGATCGGCTCCATTGATCTGGCGACCGATGCGCCGGTTCATTTCGCCGTAGGTGGCGTTCTCGCGCGGCTGCAGAAACTCTGCGAGCTTGCGGGTGTCAGGGCTGACTTCGAAGGATGGTTTTGCCATTGGGATTTATCCGTTGCGTTGTGAAGCGAAGAACGGCAGAGCGCAGAGCAGAGGGGAGCCGAGCAGAGCAGAGCCGAGCCGCGACGAGAAGTGAAGCACTGCGGGATGCTGAGTAGCGCGGCGCAGAGAGGTGATACGTTGCGTTGCATTGCAGAGAGCCGAGATGTGCGGACGCGAGCTGCGCGAAGAAACGCTGTGCTGCGAAGCGCTGCGGCGCGCTGCACGACGCGGCGTAGACATCAGGCGGCCTTTGCCATCTTTGCTTCAGTGATCTTGGTCACGTCGAAGCGGCCATAGAACCCGTTGTTGCGCGGGCGGAAGCGGCCTAGTCCGACGAACTGTCCGGCTCCTCGGCATACATCCTCTAGGATTGTGGTGCCTGTTGTCCGCGATGTTTGCAGACAAGTCTCATCGAGAACGATGACCTCAACGATGCCGCTCCAGTTTTCGATGATCGGGTAGTATTTCCAAATGCGCTTGCCGCTGCCGCGCCTGCCGTCAGCGGGCAGGAACAGCTTCTCGCAACGAACGTCCTTAGCTTTGATCCCGAGCAGGATCGGCTTGACGACCTGAACACCAGCTTCGAAGTGCTTCGTGTAGGTTGACTTCCCTTTACCCGGCACGCTGATGTTCATGTACTTGGCGGTTTCGCTGAGACAATTCTTGAAGGCGTTAGGCGGAATGAAGACCTCGCCGTCCTTGGTGACGTGCATGTAATTGCGCCAAGTGCGCTGGGAGTAGTCGTCGTGACCTTCGCCTTGTTCGCGTTCGACATCGTAAACTCGCGACTGACTGTATGGTGTAACGCCTTTGATTTCGACGTTGAAGAACTGCATGGGATTTCTCCTTGTTGGACGTTGCGGTGCGGAACGCGGAGCCGAGCAGAGCAGCGTAATGCTGCGTCGCGGTACAATGCGGCGCGTCGTGCTGCACTGAGCCGAGCGGCGCAATGATGTGACACGGTGCGGAGCGAAGCGACGGGAAGAGCCGAGAGGCAGTGCGTGGAGCTATGCAGCGTGGCGGTGCGTGGCATAACGCTGACTTGAGCGGCGCAGAGTTGCGGAACGGAGCGCGGCAAAGAGCCGAGCAACGGTGCGTAGCGCTGCGACGTGGCGTGGTACGGTGCGAGGTCACCCTCGAAGCGTACAGAAATACTGTAGCCGGTCAAGTCATGGCGGCGAACGCCCGCTGGAGCTTGCGCTTGCTGGCGATCAGGTTCCAGCCGAGCTTGCCGATCGGCAAGCGTTTGAGCCGCGCGAAGTGATAGACCTGGGCGACAGAAACGCCGAGAAATGCTGCGATTTCCTCGGCTCCATGCAGCATGTCTTCGGCGACGGTTTCCTTACGTTTATCGATGTTTTCCATGTTGGCCTCCTGGCGGCAATTTGCTGCGCTTTGCCGTCGTTCGCACGATCTATCTCGGGGTGTCCACAGAATTTCTGTGTGGCACCCGTGTGGCACCCAGGCGCGGCTATATCCAGTAAGGCGTGGATAAATCAGGATTATTTCTGCGAGGCCTGGATAAAGCCGTTGCCACACGGTTTTTGCGGGAAACCCTTATAGAATGGGCATAAGTGAATTGTTTCGACCAAAAGTGATGCGTTTCCGAAGACTGTGTCCAGCCATTGATTTGACTACATAATTTCTGTACTTGCGCCATCCTTGCGGCTGTGCGATTTAGCTCCTGTTCGCTGTGTCTACAGAAACCCTGGAGCCGGAAAATGGAAAGCCTCGCAGTCACCCTCCTCGTCGCAGCCGCCAGCCTTCTCAGCATTCAGCTTCTTGTGGTGGGTGGCATCAGCCTTCTGGGCACCATCTGGAACCGGGGCCGCTAGGCCCTCCTCCAACCCAACCCCAACCACAGGTAACCGCCATGAGCACCTTTCAAGTTCCACCCGCAGAAAAGCCGGAAGACGTTCTCGCGCGGCTCGACGCCCGCAAGCTTCCTCGCGTCACGCAGGCCCTTGTGGTCAACGCCGTGTTGGCCCAAGCCGCACCTGAATTGCTAGCCGCACTACAGCGGTTGCTCAACATCAGCGAACATCCGCTGGTCGATTGGCCGTCTAATCTCCCGATTGACGAAATCCGCGATCAGGCCCGCGTTGCCATCGCCAAGGCAAAGGGAGAGGTGCTGTGAGCATCCGTAACCGCACCTGGACTTCCCCCTCCGGCGAGACGAAGTCGGCCTGGGAAGTCTCCTACCGCGCCGCCTCCGGTGCCCGCGTCCGCAAGCTGTTCGACCGCAAGAAGGACGCCGACGACTTCCACGCCAAGGCGCGCATTGCCGTCCAGAACGGCACCCACACCCCCGACAGCCAGTCGATCACGGTCGCTGCCGCCGCCACGCAGTGGCTGGCCGAGTGCGACAGCGCCGGCCTGGAGCGGGTGACGGCGGTGCTCTACGCGCAGCAAGTTCGCAGCCACATCGTGCCGGTTCTCGGCGGCGTGAAGCTCTCGCAGCTGACCGCGCTGACGGTGTCGGCCTGGGAGGATGCGCTCCGCGCCAAGGGCTGCAGCCCGAAGCTGATCCGCCGCGTCCGCGTCAACCTCGGCCAGATCGTGGGCGAGGCGCAGCGCCGGGGCCAAGTCGCGCAGAACGTCGTGCGCTCGACCGGCAAGGCCAAGGTGTCCAAGCGCAACACCGTGCAGCGCAAGCTCGCGGTGGGCGTGGATGTCCCCTCGGTCGCCGAGATCAGGTCGCTGATCCCGCATCTGCAGGGGCGCTGCCGCCCGCTGGTGCTGACTGCGGCGTTCGCCGGTCTGCGCGCCTGCGAGCTGCGCGGCCTGACGTGGGACAACGTGGACCTCGACGGCTGCCGGATCACGGTGAGCCAGCGCATCGATCGTTACGGCGACGTGGGTGCGCCGAAGTCGGCGGCGGGCAACCGCACGATCCCGGTGCTGCCGATGGTCACCAACGCCTTGCGCGAGCACAAGCTGGCCTCGACCGGCGAGCTGGTGTTTGCCAATGCGCGTGGCAACCCGATCGCGCGGGTGACTGCCGACGAGGAGTTTGCCGAGGCGCAGGTAGCGGCGGGCATCGTGGATG